CGCGCGGTCGCGCATCATCGGAGAACTGTCTTGGACGAACTGCCGGATCGTCGTCGGGTCCTTGAGCGTGTCGCCGACCGCGCCGGAGAGGTTCCTGAAGCCGACCTCGCGGATCGCGTTCACGGAGTCTTCGGAGAGCCTGCGCGGCGCGATGGCGAAGCGGTAGCCGAGAGTCGCGAACGTCGTCGCGAACCTGAACCATCGGACGGTCTGCTCGCCGGGCGTCAGGAATTCAGTCTGCGACGACGCGACGGCCTTCAGGTCCTCGCCTATCTTGCGATAGCCGTCCTGGCCGATGGCGTTTATGATCGCGCTCTTGGCGTCCGGCTGATTCAAGAAGCGAGCCACGTCGATCACGGCGCGGCGGTGCGTGATGTCGTGGATCACGTCGTCCAGGTGATTGTAGAGCCCGGAGAAGTCCAGGCGCACCGGCCGGGCCAAGCTCTCGACGCGGGACTTCATCGCGCCCTGCTCCGTGTGTGCTGCCGTCGTCGTGAACTGCTTGTAGAGCGCGTTGCGCTGGATCGCGTTCTTGTAGGCGTCGGCCGACTTCGTGAAGTCGTAGGCCAGCGGGAAGTAGCCGCCCGCGAACGTGCCGTGCGCGCTCTCGATGGGCCGGGACGCGACCTTGGACGGCTCGACGCCGTTCACGTCCATTTCGAGAGCCTTGGCCTGCGGCCAGAACTTGTTGACGTAATCGAGGACGCCCTGCGCGAACTGATGGTCTTTATTCGAGAGCCCGTCGGTGATCGCCTTGATCTGCTCTTCAGAGACGTTGAAACCGCGCGTCAGGCGGTCGAGGTTCGTCTCCGATCCTCGGTTCATGAGCAGTATCAGCGCGTTCTCGCGCGTGAGCTTCACGTCCTTCACGCCGTCGGGCGTCTGAATCTTCCAGCGCGCGAACGTGTCTCCGAACTTCTTGAGTTCCTTCGGCGTGTAATACTTCTTGCGAAGATCGTCCAGCTCTTTCGATTTGTCCGCGCGAATCTCGGCCTCGTCGTTCCAGGCGCGTTCGAGCGGCCGGTAGATGTTGTTCTTCGCCGGGCCATTGGGGTCCATGCGATCCAGGTATTCGCAGAGCGTGAGCAGATTCACCTTGTCCTGAATCATGCCGTCCGGCCGACCCTTGATCCACTCGACGGCCTTCTGGAGCTTCGACTGATCCAGCTCGCCGAACTGCGGGTTGTTGCCGTAGGGCGTCCCGATCTCGGCCTCGATCTTGGCCCGGAGCGCCGCCGCGTTCGTCTTCAGGTCGCCTTTATGAAAGCTGTCCAAGAAATGCTCGAACGTGCGCCCGATGGAGCCGATGGTCTTCATCGTGTCCGTCAGGTCGCGGAAGTCGCCGAGCGTCATCCCCTGCGGGAAGGTCTGACGGTGAACCGGGTCCGTCATCGAATCGGGGAGCTGCATCGCGTAGTAGTTCTCGTTCACGCGCGCGGCGAACTCCGGCAAGCGCTCCTTGCGCCATTTGCCGTCGGCCCCGATGATGAGCCCGGTCGCGTTCGCGATCTCGGACGGATCGCCGTTCTTGTCCTTCATGGCCTGCGCGATCTTGACCATCGTCGAGATGTCGCTTGGGCGCGGATCGGAGAGCCCGGTCGATTCGAGCAGGCCGTCGATCTGTTGCATGAAGCCGAACGGCATCCCCATCAGGTCGTTGCCACGGCCTGCGTACTTGTCCACTACTTTCGAGAGCTTGGCGACGAGCTTCGAGTTCCTGAACGCCTCGGCGTAGAGCGCATGGTTGAGCATCTGCTCGCCCTTGGCCTGGGCCGCTGCGGCCATGTCGCCGTCGGCGATGGCGGCGGTCACGCGCTGAGCGGCCTTGCGCTCGGCCGTGATGTAGGGCCTGAACGCCGACGCCTCTTTGACCGACTTCCCGGCGAGGATATCGGCCGCGTTCTTCTTGGCGCTGGCGGCGTCTTCGCGCGCTGAGACGGCGTTGCGGCGGCTGACCTCGCCAGCCATCTCTTTCTTGGCGGTCATCTCGCCGAGAATCTTCTGCTCAAGCGCCAGCAGTTGCGTCGAGTCGTCGTTGTGGACGGCGGCGGTCGCCGCGTCACGGATCTCCTGCGGGTCCTTGAGATTGGAGAACTGCTCCATGTTCGCGTTGACCTTATCGTTCAGCGCCTTCTCGAACGCGGGCGCGCGCTCAGTGAGCAAGAGCTTCTGAGCCATCTCTTTCGCGTCGGAGAAGCCGGACATCTCCGCGATGGTGTCGAACTTGGCCGTGTTCTCGTGATCGAGCTTCCCGTTCAGGTAGCCGTGGCACTCCTTCCAGATATCCGGCTGATTGATCCGCTCGTCGGTGCCCTCGGGATTGAAGAGCGAGTAGGCGCGGAAGACCGGCTCGTTCGCGACCTCGTTGAAGTGCTGCGCGGTCACGCGCTCGCGCTCCTTGGCGTACTCCTCGCGGTTGCCTTCGGAGATTCCCTGCATCTTCTCGCGGACGAGCTGCTCGAAGGCCTGCTCGTGCGCGCGCTCCTGCAACGTGCGGACGCGCTTCTGCTGATCGGGTTCGATCCCTTCCATGCCGTGAATGTCGCCCGGGTTGTAGCCGGAGTCATTGGCGGCGCTCTGAATCTCGTCGTTCGTGGCGAGCAGCCGGTCCATGAATCCGCGCGCGGAGTCGGTCAGGTCAGTCGCCTTGACGCTCCCGCCTCGGATCGAGTTCTTGAGATCGCGGTAGACCTGTGTCATCCACTGGGCCATGCGGAAGAAGATCGGCCGGAGGTCGGCGCTCGGGGCCTTCCCTTCCATGATGTACTTCTCGAATCCCTGCGCGAATTTCTCGTGCTGATCCTTCGTGAGCTTGTCCTGGTCGTCGCCGACCTTCAGCCAGTCCTTCGCGGCCTGCCAGTGGCGCAGATAGTCTTCGTCGGGAGTTCCGGTCTTGACGAACTGGAACGCATCCTCGATCCAGGCGTGAGCCAGCTCGTGCGGGATCGTCGTCACGTCGGCGCTCTTAAAGAACTTGATGGCCTTCTTCGCCGGGTTGAATTCCCCAAGCGTCTCGCCCGCCGTCTGCTTCATCGCGTCAGCGGCCTCGAACTTCTCCGGCGCGAGCCCTTCGCTGGAAACCCACTCTGGCATGATCGCGGCTTTCTGATCGGCGTAGACGCTGCCGGGCTTCGTCCGGTTTGCCTCGGAGTCGGGATGGAAGTTGACCCACGAGTTCTGACCGCGCGTCTCGGTCGTCATGGCGCGCGCGGCGAGCGCGGAGTACATGCGGACGTGCGACTGCCAAGCGTTCTCTTCGCCGTTGGCTCCGAACGTAACGCCCTCTTTGACGTGGCCGAAGAAGTCGTGGACGACGCGGAAGAGATCGTTCGCCTTGAGCTTCGTCCCGTCGTCGAGCTTCTCGGCGGTGTCGGCGAAGAGCGGGTGATCGTTGAAGCGCGCGTCGGAGCCGAAGCCCTCGGTCGTCGGGAAGAACCACATGTGTCCCGAACGCACGTCCGCGATCATGGCGGCGGAGTTCTTGTACGGATTCTCCTGACCGGCCTTGATGGACTCGATCTTGAGTCCCATCTCTTTCAGGACGTGATACTGGGCGGTCGTCTCGCGGATTAGCGCGTCGTAAGCAGCCTTGACCTCAGGATCGGAGGGATCGTGCTTTAGGGCTGCGAAGGCTTCGGCGATCCGTCGCCCTCGTCCGGGCTCGGCGGCGACGTATCCGGTCTGCTCTCGGACGGGGAGTCCGACGGAGCGGGCGTAGATTCGGGCGGCTTCCCGGACCTCGGGGGAAGGTCCGGGGCTGCTGGCCGGGAGTCCGTCAAGGCGCTCTGCGCCTTGTCGAACCGATTCTGCCAGTGAGCTTCGTCCTGCGCTCTCTCCGACAGGCCCCGACGGCTCGGTTTGCTGCTCATGTGCAGATAGTTTAGGGTAGATGACATCGGAAGTCAAGCCCTGAGTGATCTTGTTCTTCACCTGATCGTAGAGGGCCTGCGGCTCCATGTTTCGGAGCTGAGATTCGACGGCGTAGTGGCGCGCCGCGAGCGTGGCCGCGTCCTTGAGCTTGGCCTCGTACTGCTTCGAGCCCTTCAGGACGCCGGACGCCTGGAGCTGCTTGTGCAGGTCCGCGAAGATGCCCTGCTCCTGCGCGCTGGCCTTGATGTCCTTCTCGATCTGCGGTTGGAGAGCGGTCTGCGCCTTCTCGATGTCCTCGCGCGCCTTGGTGTCCTGCTCGTTGAGCTGATTGAGCGTCATGCCGTCGGCCGAGAACTTCACGTCGCCAGCCAGCTTGTCGTAGTGCGGCGTTCCGACGAGCTTGCTGATCCAGACATCGAGCGGCACCTTCACGTCGCCGCCCGTGAGCTTGGCTTCGGGGTACGCCGTCCCGACGCCGATGCGCTGAGCCGCGTCCTTCGGATCGAAGCCGCTCGTCTGGAAGTGCGAGTCCCACGCCTGAACGGGAACGTAAACGTCGGTCACTGGCGAGCCGTCGGTGAGCCTGCGGATCAGGTCTTGATGGGCCTCGGGCATCAGCTTCATCAGCTTCGACGCTCCGGCCGTCTGCCCCATGGCCTTATAAAAGTTCTGATCGGCCTCGACTCGCTTGCTCTCGGCCCACTTCTGCATGACGTGATCGCCCGCCGCGCCCGCGCCGTGCATCGCGCCAATGACGATCCCGTTCTCGATGAACTGCTGGCCCAGCTCGCCGGGCTTGGGCATCTTGCCTTCGACGGCATCGCCGCCGACCGTCATCGCGGCGTTCTCGGCCGCGAGCGTGGCGATTGGCCCAAGCCCCGCCAGCTTGCCAGCGCCGCCTGTGCCTGCGGTCAGAGCCCCGATGAAGCCCTGCTTGCCGGACTCCTTCAGGATGTCGTAGGTGCGCTGAAGAGCGTCCTGAACGCCGGTCAGGTTGCCTTTCTGGATATGCTCCGAGAGCATGGTCTTGAGTGCGGCCGGGAGAGCCATCGCGCCAGCGCCAGCCCCCAGGACCGCGCCTCCTGCCGTCCCGACGGCTTCTCCGAGAGGTCCGGCCACACTCCCCGCCTCGAAGCCTGCCGCCGCTCCGGCTACGCCGCCAAGCGTAGAGCCTACGGCCATGGGTACGAAATCTCCTACTAAGCCGCCGATCTGTTTGCCAACACCGAGCTTCAAGCTGGGCGGCATCGGCTCGGCCGCAGGCGTCCCGAATGCAATCTGAGAAGCCAGCCCGGCCGACGATCCTTCGAGCCCGGACTTGACCGCATCCAAGAACCCCATCTCGCGCTTCGCGTTCTCGACAAGCTGGGAGTGCTGGGCGACGTTCGGGAGGTCGCCTTGAGCCACGGCCATGTTCGCCGGGTCGCTCAAGAACTTGGTCGCGGCCGGATGGTTCTTCTCGATCTCGGCGAACAGATCGGGGTGCGGCGTGTCTACGGCCTGCTGAGCCTGCGGGAGATTGGCGGCGACGAACGCCGGGTGCTGGCCGGTCTGCGCGGCCAGAGACAGGACCTTCGCCGCCTGCTCCGGCTTCTCGTCCGCTACGGAGTCGTAAATGCCCTTGAGCTTCGGAGCGTCAGGAATCTTCGAGAGGTCGAGGCCGTCGAACGGCGTGGCGTCGTTAGGGGACGCCATTGGCCTTCTTCGCCTGCTCGACAAGAGCCGCGATATCCTCGGGGCGAGCCTGCTTGTTGTTCTTCTCCAAGAACGCCTGCGCCGTGTTTACCATCAGATCGCCGTACTTGGACGAGAGCTTCGCGCGCTTGTCGAGGTCGAGATCGTGCGCGTCTCTCGTGAGCTGCCACTTCGGCTTCTTCGTATCCCACATCCAGCCGGGATCGGTGACGACATCCTTCACGGCGTCCATGACGCCAGCGCGAATCTCGGCCGGGCTCTTGCCCATGTACTGACGCTTCATCTCTTCGACGAACGCGCCGCGCAGGTTGGTCTTGACGCCGGAAGCCTCGTCGCCGGGGAGAACTTCGGAGGCGCTGCTCTTGAACTTCGCGGTCGCGACCTTCTCGACCCAATCCCACGCGAGCTTTTGATCCGGCGTCTGCGTCGTCATGATCTTGCTCATCGCCGACGGGTCCTTCGTGTAGACGGCCTGGAACAGTTTCTCTTTCTCGGCGCGGTCGTTGTTGTCGATGAAGCTGCCCTTCTTGATGAGCGAGTCGTAAGCGTTCTCTGGCGGTACGCCTTGGCGCTGAGCGTCCAGCACGGAGTTCGAGAACTTCTGATCTGCCAGATTCTTGTTCTGCTCGAATGCGGCGTTGCGCCGCTCGGCCTGCTTGTGAACCTCGTCGAGAATGTGTTCCTGCTGCGGGAGCGGGAGCGTGGAAACCATTTGCTTCGCGGCGGCTTCAACGCGGCCGAAGTTCGCCACGCCAGCATCGGAGTTCGCGGGATTGTTCAAGACCTGATCCGCGACCTGATACTTCCTCATGTCGAGCCACTTACCGTCCACCTTTGACTTCAGAACGCCGTAGGTGTCCTCGGAGACTTGGCCCGCTGAGTGCATTTTCTCAAGCGCATCCCGAGCGAGGTCCGGCTTGAGTTCTATATTTCTATCCACCATTGCCTTCGCGAATTGATCCCCCACGGCCAATCCGCGAGCGTTTGTCGTGTCGGCGTCTTCGCCTTGCCGACGGGAGAGGTCTGTGCGCGCGTCCTGCGCCGCTTGCAAGAGCTTCTGTGACGCCGGAGAGCTTGGGTCCGTTGAGAACGTGTTCGCGTTCCCGGCGATGAACGTATCCGTCTTGTCGATGTCGGAGAGCTTGGCTTGCTGTGCTTCATGCTTCACTACCGCGTTGAACCCGACCGCTCGGTGCGAGTCGAGGCCGCGCAGTACCTCCGTGTATTCTTGAGAGCCGGGAGACAGTCCCGCGAGCGCCTTCTCGCGCCACTTGGATTCTTGGCCGATGTAGCTGTTCGGATCAAGGTCCGTCGGGCCTTGCTGACCGGGCGGTAAGTCTTTGCCGTGAGTGATCCCGACGGCGTTGCCGCGTTGCTTCGTGAGAAGACCGCCGTCGCCGTTGAGCGCCTGATCTTGATTGAGAGCGTAGCCGTTGATCCGGTCGTACCCGTCGGCGCGCGCCGCGTTGCGCTGCTGCCAAACGATGTACTTCGCCATGTCGCCGCCGACGCCTTCGACGGTATTGCCGAGCCCGGCCTCGGCTTCGGCTATCTGAACGCCGGAAGAACCTGGACCCATGGACTCGACGTGAGCGGCGGGAACGCCGATGTCATCGACGCCAACCTTCTGATCGTATTCGGGGACGATCATGAGTTGCCCAAATTATTGCTCGTCGGCATCTTGTACCAGGAGCTTGCGACTGATCCGGCCGTGCCGAGGATCGTGCTTTCAGCCTGTATGTTCGACGCCGAGCGGATGTTGCTCCCGGTGAGTTCATCGCCTGCGGCCTGCGTCTCGTAGCCGAACGCCGCCGTCTCGCCGCTGACCGTCGCGGCCTTGGCCTTCATGTCGGCATTGAGCCGGAGAGCCTGCTCGTCAAGGTTGCCTTGGTTCTCGGTGTTCGCGATCAGGTCTTGGCCGGTGCGCGATCCGACTCCCGCGCCGCCAGCGGCCAGAGCGGCCTTCTGCGAGGCCATGGTCGCGTTGACGTTGTTCGTGAGCCTGCGCTGAGCGTCGGCTTCGGCCGTACCGATGGCTTCGCGATTGGCCGTGATCCCGGCTTCGGCGAGCCCTGCGTTTGCCCTCGCGCCAGAGGCCAGATAGTCGTAGTAGCCCTGCTGAATCTTCCCCTGCTGGGTTTGCTGATAGGCAGAGAAAAGACCGCCGCCGACTTGCGCGCCTACCGCGATTGGAAGAGCTGCCGCGCCCACTATGCCCTCCTGATGCTGAAGCGTCTGAATCCGGGGATCGCTGATCCCTCGTCGAATACCGCGCCGCACGATTCAAGCCAGCGAATTGCCGAGACGTAGCGCACGTCAACCACGTTCCAGAGTATAGGATAGCTTGACAGAAATTTGACGATTACTTGACGGCTCAGCTTCACGAACGTCTTCTTGATCCGGGCCAGCTCGGGAGTGCCGAGGAACCAAATGCAAGCCTCGTCGCCTAAGAGCGTCTGCGGATGCAGGCCGAAGAGCCCCACCGGAACGCCGTCGATCTCAACCGTTCGACGCACAGTCGAGTTTTTGAAAGAGTAGACCAACGCGCTCTCAACGCTCGCGTTGCCCGCCGCAAGGAGTTCTTGAGCATCTGCCTCACGAAGCCTCCCGCTGAGTTTGCGGATGTCGCGACTCTTCGCCTTCCTGATCTTGACGATCACTTTTCCCCCGCGACGACAGACGGAAGGAACGCGAGCAGGCATACCGGAAGCGGGTCCACCTGTCTGAAGAAAACATGCGCGCCGAAGTCGTAGCCGCCGTTCATCGTGACCTTGTAATCGCGGGTCTTGAGAGCGATGGGCGCGTTGTAGTTGTCGCCCGGCCCGCGCTGGCTCAGCTCGTCGAAGCCCGCATTGCTCACGCTGTCCGCAGGCTCAACGTCTTCTGAGCAGGCCATGAAGTAACCGCCGCGAGAGTTCCAGAACCGCATGGTGACTTCGGGTATCGCCACGCGCCGACCCTGGAGCGTTCCCTGACGATCAGGCGCTTCGATGGTAAGAGTTTCAAGATCGCAGACATAGGGGAGTCCGACGGTAACTATGGAAGCCGCTACCGCAAGCGTGATCGTTCCGTTATTCACCACCTGGGCCGGAACCACGTTACCGTCGGCAAGAATGGAAACGGTCATTCCGTTCAGGTACGAAAGTCCTGAGATGACCGTAGCGGGAGAGCTGTTGTAGGTAAGGCCGCAATCGACGAAGAACTGATTGGCCGGGTTCGTGCCCTGGTCGCGCGGCATCAGACGCTCGATGAAGCGCGTCGTAACGCCGCCGACGGTACGGTTCACGACGAACCAAGTCTCGTTGATTCCGAGCGTTTGATTCGGGATCGTGACGACGCTCTCGAAGAGCCCGTTCGTGTCGTGATGGCTCCATGCGTTCATCTCCTGCTCGCGCATGTATGTGCAGGAAAGAAGCTCGCCGTCTGATCGCACCGCCCAAACAATCGAGTCCGGCTCCTGCTGATAGGCCATCTGCTTGATCGTGTATCCAGTGAAAAGATGCTGGGAGACGATGCTCAAGTTGTCGCCCATGAATCCGTTTACCGCGAGCTGGAATATCATGTTGCGGACCACAGTCCCCATCTGCTGAATCAGGATTAGCTCGACGCCGACGGCGACTGGATCAATCGCCGCGCTACCGCGATGGCCCTGGAGCTGGACGTTGTAGGTCGAAGGCGTGAACGATCCAGAGCCGGAAGCTGTGTTGATCGCCCATTCTGAATCTGACGTGAGCGCGATCAAGAACTGCGGCATGACGATGAGGGTCTGGATCGCGTTGAGCTGCCTGCCGGGGAGCAAGGCGCTGATGCTGTCCGTGTCCACGACGGGAGAGCTGATGCCAAAATCGAGATAGCTCGCCGTCTTGCTGAACCAAATCGTCTGAGGCTCAGAATTTGTAGACGCCCATGCGAGACGGTCCTGATAGAATGTTACTGCCGTCGGCCAGCCACGATAAGTTGACCAAGACCCTTCGGACCAGTTGTAGGTCGCGCTCGTATTTGCGAGCCCCGTGTTCGATGAGTTTGACTGTTCGAGAACGGTCGCGGTAACTGATGTTTCGTTGCTGAACGCCGTGATCTGAACCGTACAAATCCAGTCGAACGTGGTCGATGTTAAGTCGATTGTCGCCGTACCGCTGAATGAGACGGATGGGTCTGCCGATACTCGGAGCAGGCATTGGGACACTCCCGTCGAGCCGGAGGTCTGGAAGTTATCGCTCCCCGCGGATTGCAATGTTTGTACGAGTTGCCAATTACTCCCGCCATCAGTCGATATTTCGACGCGCAGTTTTCCTGTCCAGCCCCCCGTCGTGATGATGCTCCAGTTCTGCCCGCACAGGATCGCGGATGAAACGCTCGCCGGAGAAACGATGACTGTGAGAGTAGGAGCTGCCCCGGTCGTGCCGTCAACGGTCGCAGCAGGCGAGCCGCCGCCATTAACTGTCTTGATCGCTTTGATAAGGCAAGCCGTCTCCCCGGTCGCAACGCTAGTAGATGTCTGGTTCGTGGTGTATGTCGCCAGAGTCGTCCAAGTCGCGCCATAGTCGGTAGACTTCTGAAGCAGAACGGTGTCACCGCTGCCGGTCAGACTCGTGAGCGTGATTATCGCCGTGTCCCCAGCAGCTACAGGAGTCGTCGCCGCGTTCAGAACTTGGATGACCGTCGGACCTGTCGAATTACCATTCCCCGAGAGAACGACTGAGGCCGATCCAGAGAACGCGACCGAAGATTGCATGATCGCCCGCATGTAGCCGTTCGTAAAGCTCGCCGTTCCGCTGACTGTCCCGTTCGCGACCACTGTTGAGACTGTCGTCCAGGTAATATTGTCGGGAGAAGTCTGGATTAGGATAGTGCCTGACCATGTGCCTGAAGTCACAGCCTGCCACGTCGATTTCGTTGCTATCTCGTTCTTAACCGATGATGTGATGCTCGGCGTGATCGTCTGCCCGACGATGGTCGAGATAAGCTGGAAAAGACCGTTGACCTGACCTGCGTTGAAGATCGACTTCGACGACGTGAGCATGATGCTTCCGGCCAAAGCTGACGGCGTGATCGTCGAGGTGGTGTCCGTGTTCTCGATCATGAACGGGCCGTTGATGAAAGAGTATGCGGCCAGCGCCCAATTCGCGGCGCTGTTGAAGTTGAGCTGTTGCGGCGCGTAGCTCGGATGCGCGATGTAGAGAACATCAGCAGACTGAGCGAACTTCAGATTGAAGATGTCGGCGGCGGCATAGGGCGTGACGATCTGATAGGCGGTTTGCGCGCGCCAGTACCCGGACGCAAGATCGGCCGCGAACGAAGAGCCGGAGGCATTGTTGACGATGCAGTAGTAGGTGTTTCCGCCGTTCGTGACGAAATTACCGACGACGTAGTTCGTGCCGGAGCCTGACCACGCGCCCACGCCTGACGCCTGCACCTGCGCGTCGGCCGTATAGAAACGCATGTAGTAATTTCCGACTTCGATCACATAGGCTTGGTTCGTCGCGGCGACGAACGGTATCAGACGGACAGCATTTGTAGAATCCCCGGCCGTAGAAACCATCGTCGTTCCTGCACGATTGCGCGCGCCGCCGTGGGGAAGGATGTTGAAGTTGCGGATCGTCTTCATCCCCGTCAGGTACTTGGCGATGTCAACGCGCGCGTAGAGGCTTGGAGAGAACTCGCCTCCGGCAAACGAACTCTGCGCCGTGAATATCGGGCCGGGCATCAGTAAGTCCTCGCGTCCTCGTAGCTCGATGACTTGGGCAGATGCTCGGTGCCCTCGCCGCCGTTCTTGCGCTTGGCCTCGCCCATGTACTCATCGCGCTCGCTCTTGATGATGCCGAAGAGTTCCTTGTCGGCCGTGAGCGGGATGCAGAGCATCATCGCCAGTTCGTAGGCGAAGCCCTCCGCGAACATATCGTCGAACTGCGACTCGTCCGTGATGTCGGTCGTGATCTCGTAGTACGCGCAATCGAGGTTCGAGGCGATGGCCCTGATCTTCGTGATCGGCGACTGGACGAGCTTCCACTGATCGAACGCTTGCGCGTGAGTGCGCCTGCGCTCGTCGAGCGTTCTGTCGCCATATGGATCGAAGGCGTCCATGCGCTGCTTCGTGAATACCTTGCGAAACCTAATCGTGTTGGCTGGCTCGGCGTAGAGAAAGTTGTAGCCCAGGAATACATCCTGATCGGCGGGGACCGTTGGGTTGCTCGTCGCCGTGTCGATGTCGCCGAGCTTCACGAGCTGGCCCTGCGCTGTGGCGAAGTTCCAGTCGCAAGCACGAAGCGTTGCGCGTCGAGCCTTGTCGTAGAACAATATGCACTTGCGCGCCTGCTCGCTGTTGTCGGCGAAGCTCATGATCGTGCGCTGCTTGATAAACGTGAGCGCTAGATTCGCAATGCTCGTCTTCGTGTTCTCTGCCGCCATGTTCCCTCCCAAAGAACATCAGGGGAGCGCGGCCCCCTGAAACCCGCCGCGCTCCCCCTTGATTGGTTATCCCTGCTTGATGAGCTTCAGATCTACGGGAGCCGCGCCCACCTTGGGATCGCCGTCTTCGAGGTCTTCGATGAAGTCGAGGATGTTCACGTTCTCCGGGCACTCAGGAATATCGCCGGACAGGAGCTTGATGTTCTTGTTCTCCCGCACGTTCCAAGAGGCGCGCGGGGAAAGCTCGATGGTTTGCTCTGGTCCTTCGAGCAGTATGCCTTCGATCAGGCAACGCCTCTTCGCCTCGAACTTGCACCATCCGACGCGCTGCTTCTTCTCGCCGGGATTGCGACGAGGCGGCTCTTCCTTGTGCTCGGCTTTCGGACTGACTTCTAGGGGCTTGCGGGGCATTGTGTTTCTCCTTGCGTTTCAGTTCACGACAAATTGCGCCGGGGGAATGCTCACCGCCCCGGCTCGGCTTACGTCTTACAGATCACGAAGCGGCGATTCCGTTTCCGACACTCATGTCCGAAGCGCCCGACGGCTTGCTGACGACGCCAGTCGCCTTGCGCTGAGACAGGTCGGAGGCGTCCTCGTCCGGCGTGAGGAACGCCACGCAAGCTCCGGCCGTCATGACTCCGGTGCCGATCCGGTAGACGACCCGGATGTAGCGCCGCAGTTTCGGAGTAAACGGCAACCGCGCGTTCAGGAGATCGTACCCCTGGACCGCCGTAGCCGCCGCCACCGAAGTTCCGAGCAGAACGTCCGCGAACGTCACGTTATCGGCCGAGTCCTGAAGCACCGCCTGAATGGTGCCGCTCGCCGAAGTCGTGAACGCCGTGATGGCGCGGACTATGCACCACAGTCCCTTTTCCGCGCTCCCGCCTTCCGTGAACAGCCCGCTCGACACTTGTTGGTCGATTACGCTGCCGCTCGCGTTGTCCGCTATCGCCGTCGGGGCGTCCCCGCTGGCGAGGTTGCTGAATATGTTTAAGCCATCCTGAATCATAATGCCTCCTCCCCTGCGGGATTACTGCAACGTCGGTCGAAGAACGAGGTAGTTGAAAACTGCCCCGCCCGTTCCCGGATCGGTGTTCACCGTGACGGTGAATCCGGTCCCTGCGACAATGGTCGTTGAAGTCACGACGGCGGCATTTGCGCCCTGGGTCGCCAGAGTGCAAATCACGATATCCCCGGCCGCGATCAACGGAATCGCCGCCGCCTTGGAAGTCGTGCCGCTCGCCACTGTCACCGTGCCGAACCCGACAAGCATCCGCTGGAGATACCCAGCAAGACCCTTGAAGTTATCAGCGCCTTTGATGAGCCGAATGTTGGAGTTCGTGTTTGCGGCCATGATCCCCTCCTTACGCGGTCACCTGAGCTTCGGTGTTCAGCAGCGCATCGACGCGCCGGATGGGATAGCCCATCAGCTTCGTGATCTTCTTGCCGTCTTCGAGCGTCTCGAAGGAGATCACGTTGTTGCTCTTGTTCACGGCCTTCACTTCCAGGTACGTCTTCAGGTAGCGGTTGGCGTACCACGCGACCTTGCCTGCCTCGGGGAACTGAAGATAGTTCACCGCCTGGATCGCGTTCTTGATGAGGTTCTGCGACGTGTCCACGTCGTCGCTCGCCGTCGAGAGAGCGTTCGTGTCGATGTTGCAGATGCGGACGGCCTGCCGCCAGTCGCGGACGCAGAGGCCCATCTCGGCGCGATACTGGTCGATCCAAGCCCAATACGACGCTCCTAGCCCTCGGCCGTCATCGACGAGCCACTTGCCCTTGTCCTCGTGATAGATTCCGGCCTTCGTGCCCTTGGGATAGAAGCCGTGGAGCGACTGTTCGCCCCAGCAGATCAGCCAGAGGGAAGTGTTGTTTCCTGACGCCGCGTTGCCGAACGTCTCGCCCGCCGCGTTGGTCGAGGCGTCGAACACGTTGCGCCCGGAGTCGGGAGCGGTCGATGACGGATTGACGAGCGTATCGGGGTTCGCCTGATACGAGCTGTTGAGGTTGTTGTAGTACGCCGTCAGTCCGGTGAAACGATCCGGGTTGACGCGCGTGTCGCCGTAGAACAGCGTCGTCGATAGAGTCTGAGAGAACGACTCCATGAACGGGCTGACTTCGGACAACCGAAAAGCCTGACCGTCTTCGGCCAGCTCGACGAGCTTCTCGTCCACTTTCCCCATGCCTTCCAGCATTCCGGCCGCGACCGTGAGCTGCTTGGTGACGCTCTTGGACGGCTGAACGCCGGTGTTGATGGAGCGCCAAGCGATGCTCGGCAATCCGGTGCGGACGGTCGTGACGTGGCCCGTCGCCGAGTTCGACTCGATCATGGTCATGTCTTCCATGATGTTGTTGACGCGGTTTAACATCTCGACGATGCGCGCAATTTTCCCGTCGGGGTCCTTGCGTTTCGCATGATCGAGAAGGGTGAGCTGAGAATTCCCGATTATTGATGCGGGCATATGTGCCCTCCTTGGTCGATAGAGTTACGTCTGATTATTTCTTCGCGGGCATCTTGTCGAACATCAGCTCGGCCGTCGTCTTGGCCTCGCCTCCGGCTCTGCGCCCATCCACGGGTTGATCCTCGGACATCAACGCTCCGATCTTGTTGAACGCCTTGATTACGGCCGGATGATTTCCAAGTCCCGATTCCCGCAGCAGGGTCTTCAGGTCGGCGTCCCCGAAGCGCTCTACCGCCTTGGCGGCGAGCCCGAACTGCTTCTCGAAGTCGGTCCCGAAGAGTTTCTTGGACGCCTCTCCCCAATCGGAAACCTGCTTGTTGAAGCCGCTCAGCCTCGCGTCGATTTCAGCCTTGACGCTCTGCGCCTGCAAGTCCACGATCTTCTGCGCGCCTTCCTGCGAGAGTCCCAATCCCTTCGCCGTCTCCGAGAACTTCCCCAGGAGAGCGTCGTCGAACTTGAGTCCTTCCGGCAGTTTGAAGTCCGTGTACTTTTCCGGTGCGCCTGTTTTCGGTGCATCTTTGGCTGGAGCGGCCGACGACGGCTCTCCCCCCAAAATCGTTTTGCTCGGAGCCGGAGCGTCAGGCTTCGCGGCCGGTGCGCCTTCTGCGGGCTTTGCGACTGGCGCGACAACGGGCGCGGCAACAACCGGAGCCGCCACGACAGGCGCGGCGACGACTGGCGCGGGAGCGGCGACGGCGGTGGCTTCAGGGGCCATGATTATTTCTCCTTGCGTTGTTCAGCTTCTTTCTCGACGCGCTTGCGTTCGAGTTCGGACTTCAAATCAGAACTATGGTTTCTCTGCATCCGGTGATAAGCGCCAGCGTCGGCCGCGAGGATGCGCTCAATTACGTCGTTCGCGGCTGATCGCTTACCTTCGTTGAACGCGGTCGAGTACGGATCGCCGGGAACGTGAGAGATTCGGTTCGGCCCCATGATCGACAGGATGCGGTAGATCACGCGAAGGCCGCGCACGTCGGACAAGACCCATTCCCAATCGGAAGTCTCTTTGCCGATCACACGCGCGCGCTCGCGGGCCATCTGCGCGCGGAGCTTCGACGTGTCGTCGATGGCGTCGGCTTCGCCGCTCTGGACCTGTGACTCGTACTCCATCGCCAAGAGTTCAGCCGCGCGCAGTTCCTTCTCAATGTCGCGAGTCGAGTCGATGGATTGAGATTTCATTCGGTGATTACCTCTTTCGCAGAGACGCCGTGAAGCTCGACGGAGTGTTGGCAGACTTTCTCCCAGCAGTACATCGGACGATTGTCCGCGTAATCGGCCACGAAGTTCTTGCAGGCGCAATCAATCGCGAGGCAACGTCTGCTGTCCTTGCTCATTTGCCCCTCATCCATCTGTCCTTGCGGCAAAGAGAGCAACGGCAGTTATTCTCTAGCCTGTAACACTCGAAGACTAGAGCGGCCAATCCGGCGACGAGCAGCACGAGAATAAATATCATCACGCTATCGAGAATAAATATCATCACGCTGTACCTCCTGGAGTTGGCTGTCCCACGCCGGGCTGAGTGCCGCCGACGCCGAGCATGTGCGAGAGTGCATTGCCGCCACCGACTGGAATCTTCGCGAGGTTGCCTGCGCCCTGAACTGCGGCCATCGCGTTCGCCTGCTGCTCGATCTCGGCCTGCTTCGCCGCTCGCGCATCACGAATCTTCTTGACGGCATCCTTGCCGCGAATGAGTTCGGCATCGACGCCGAGCATATCGGCGTACTTGCGAACAGCCGCGTCGTAGTCGATGTTGTCCTTCGCATCCGGGAACACGCCTGCGACTGATCCCACGAACGCGAACGCCTGCTCGATGGCGGCGGTCTGCGCCATCTTCTGAGCCTGGGCCAGTAGCGAGATGATCTCGATTTTTATGTCCATGCCCTGAATCGCTTGCGGGGCTGGCGGGATCAGTCCAGCGCGATATGCGAGAGAGAACACGCGGTTGATCGCCGGGTCGATCATGTCGTCTTTGACGCGGCCTAGGACCGGGCCGAGCATCAGCAGCTTCTCTTCGTGACGCTCGACGATCTCGCGCGCGGTCTTCTCGCTCGGCTCCGAGTTCAGCATCATCATGAACAGGTCGGCGTAGAAGCGAGCCGCGATCTTCTTGTCCGTCTTCTCGATCTTCTCTTCGATGGCGTTGATGTCCGGTTTCACTTCGTAGGCCGGGCGAACGCCGCCGTTCGGAGTAGTGCTGCTCGTGCGCGTGAGCCCGCCGGGGAGCATGTCGGGAACGCCCTCAACGCTCGCGTCGGCCTGAACGGGCGGGTCCGCAACCTTGTTGATCGCGAGCAGAGAATCTTTCTGCATCCGCTGGAGCATCTTGATATTGCCGAGCGCTTCCTGGCCGGGACCGTAGCCGTATATGTCGGAAGTCGTCGTCGTGTTCCAACGCGGCCCCATGTACGGAAGCTCGTGATGGCCTGAGACGCGGAGAGCCTGCTTGTAGGTGTTGATCGCTTCCCAGGTGACAGAGCGCCAAGGCATCCCGTCGAAGTTGGCGAACGATTTGACGCGCGTTGAGTTCTTCTCGCAGAGCGTGTAGACCAAGAAATACTGATCTCGGTTGCCTGCGTTGTACGTCGCCTGGACCTGACCGCCGACGTTGTTCCAGCCGTATTCTTCAACCATCTGATCGGCCGTCATCCAGAGCTGACGCGCGAAGCCGTTGATGCGCCCGGCCGCATCACACGAGAGATAGTATTCGCCGATGGTGTACGACTTGAAGCGCGCGACGGTATCGAAGTCCTCAAAGATTCCGAAAGCTCCGGTGCCGAACAGGCCAAGCTCTTCGTATGTCTGCTGGAACACGTCGTAGGCTTTGGAGCGCGCGAGGATTTCGTAGATCACGTTCTCGGCGATGCCGAGCCACTTCTTCACAGCGCCGTCATCGTCCATCTTCTTGCTTCCGGTGTTGAGCCGGAACCACCGCATCGACGGAGAGGTGAGTCCGCTGGACATCCCGGCCGCGAGGACGCGCGCGTAGTACGCGGGATTGTCGTCGATGATGAGGCGATAATCGTACTGCGCGTTGTAGTTCGGGACGTAGCCCTCGAAGAAACCGCGCTTTGGATTGATGAACCGCGAGAGATCGCGCCAGCGCTGATACCACTTGCTCATCGCTTCGAGCCTCATGAGCTGCCAGCGTTGCTGAAACGGCCCGAGGTCGATGTCCGGCTGCTTCTCTTTGTCCTTCGGATTCGTGTCCGTCGGCATGAGCAAGCCGCCCGGACCTGTGCCGCCGAAGCGCGCGTCAGTCGTGATCGTGTTGCCGAGGATCATCGAATCCTCGGAGGCCGCGCGTGTCGGTCAGCGTAATCGCAGGCGAAGAAGAAGACGACCAACGCCAAGAACAGAATGAAGACGCCTACGACCGCAGGGGTGACTAAGGCGGGCGCGTCCCCCGCCAGTGCTAGTGCTTCCGGCCCTATGATCCGAGTTTGTTTTTGCCTGGACCGCTGCCGGTCAGGGACGGAGCGGACAACACGGCGCTGGGTGCGCCGCCTGCTCCGGTAACGGTTGACGCAAGACCGAGCCGCAGATTCGCGAGAGCGTTCGTCTTGGACGCGAGGAAGTTGTCGGGGCTGATCGTCTTCGGCTGCTGGAGCGTCAGCGTCTCAAGAGCTGCGGCCTGCCCCGCCTGCTCGCTCTCGGCGGTCTGCATATTGCTCGCCGCGTTCTTCGCGCCGCCGATGTCGTTGAACGCACCTGTCGCCGCGCCGCTTGCTAGAAGTGAAGTCACGCCCGTGAAAGGCGCGAGAGCGATACCCGCGTCCTCGATCGGATTCGATCCACCCATGTCCAAGAGTGTATATCGAGCGTCATGTTTTGTCAATAAGGCGTATACAGTTTCGACGTGGAAACTTTTTGCCCTACTGCATGTCGGCAAACGGGTCATACTCGTGGGAGCGAGCGACCACGGCTTTGTTCGACGTTGCGCCTGGGATGCCTGCGCGCTGAGCATCCGACTTCATCTTGACCGGCATCGCGAAGCTGAGAGCCCAAGCGTCAGCGCGTCCCGGCGAGAATCCCAAGCGCTCTTTGATGTCGGCCTTGGCTTCGAGCTGAGTGATTCCGTCATCGCGGAATATTTCCTCGGCCGCGCAAATCTCTTCGATGAGTCTCGGATCATCGACAAGAGCGCCGCCGTCCTTGAGCCACTGACGCCCGAGGCCGTACATCTCCGCGCGCTTGTTCAGGTACTTGTCCTTCTTGAGCGCACCGCCGCCGAACTGGATGAGCTGCCAGTTTAGCCGGTTCATGTGCTTGCCGACGCTCGCGACTCCGGTGCCGAACGCGAAGTCGATGAAGACCGCATCGCCTTTTTCTTCGTCATCTGTTTGGGCCAAGCGGCGAGCGAGCGCTACGTCGTCATCGTTCTTCGCCTGAATCCAGAGAATCTTGAAGTTCAAGCCTTGGCGCATCCCGCAGACTATTTCATCGACGCCGGTCCACGCGCTGTCGAGCGTGATGATCTTCGGCATGGCGTCTTGAGAGCGCGGGTGCATCGAGAGGCCACGGACGCGCGCCTCTTCGGCCAGCTCGGGGCTGATGAACTGACGATCTCCAACGCGCGGGAACACGCCGCGAACGTGAACGCGCACATAGTCAGAATCCTCGCCATAGTCCTCGATCCACTGTCCGATCTTCTTCTTGTCGGTGATGAGGACCTTACGGCTGTCGATCTGGCGCGAGCCGGGCCAGCGATGCTTGTACTTGTGAAAGCACTCGTAGAAGCGGCCAGTGTTGCGGGTCGGGTTCCCGAATACGATCCAGAGCATTTCGGTGTTCGCGTCCGTGAACGCTCCATCCGTGGTATCCCAAATAACGTCTGGGATGGCCGAGGCTTCGTCGAAAGCCACGAAGACCCTCCGGCCCCTATTATGCAGCCCTGCGAAGCTCTCAGGGCTCGTCTTACTCCACGGGATAGCGTCCACGCGCCACGTCGCTTGATGGGCTTCCTGCGCGCTGTAGATGCTCGTGGCCGTGTAGACGAACAGGTGCCGCCCAACGAAGAGGTTGTACCACGTCGCGAGGCGCGGCCACGTCTTCGTCTTGAGCTGGGTCTGCGTGTTGGCCGTGACGACGCCTTGGGCGTCCTCGAACGTGCTGAGCGCCCACAGGATCAGGATGGCGATGAGAGCGCTCTTTCCGATTCCGTTCCCGGATGCAACCGCGAGCTGGATCGCCTCGCCCGCGTACTGGATCGCCTCGCCTTCGCCGATCAGCCCTTTGTCCAGGTGTTCGCCAAGGTCCCGCAGTATTCCTTCCTGCCATTCTCCGAGCTTTTCTTTCTCAAGCGGCCCCGGATCGCCCCACGGGAACATATTCTGAGCGAAGCCGAGTGGGTCGTGTTGGTACTGCGCCAGCTCGTCAGACAGTTCGTCGTCCTGATTGGCTTGAGTTTCGCTCAAGGAATATTGCTCGGGCCAGACTCGGATGGAAAATCGATCTGTTTCCAATCTGGATGCTGCTTCTGTAACTTCTTGTGATCTCGCGAGCCGATCAACCACTCGCCGAGCCCAGTGATCCAGTATAACTGATGCGTCTCCGGCCGCGCGCAGAATTTACACTCGCATTCGTCTTCGGGCCATTCAGTAGCGGAGAGCAGTTCCTCCGCGCGCTTGTTCAGCTTGTACGTCGATGGCATGAGACGCTTGATGTAGTCCAGCATCGTCAGTCCGCTAAAGTCCGGCTTATGTTCAGGCATCACTCCTCCAATCGAATCACGCGCCGAGGCTGAATGCCTTGGTCGATGAGCTTCCACTCTGCTTTCTCTTTGACGACGAAGTTCACTTGCGACGGCACACAGCCGGGCTCGATCACGGACGCAGGGCCAAGCGGCTCGATCAGCCGCGCCTCGTAGCGTTCTGGGAATAACTGCTCGGGGGTCCAGCTCATCGCTTGAGTCCCTTGAGACGCTTCTCTCGGGCAGCGCGCAGTTTTTCTGCGAATCCTACCTGGACGTTTACGTCAACGCTCTCATTGAGAAGTTTCAAGTGCTTGCCGATGTTCGTGAGCGCTGAGTCCTTGCTCCAGAAAGTAAACTCTGGCCTGCCGAGGAGGTCCCACTTGAGCGACTTGATGCACATGCGGACGCGCTCGGGCATGTCGAAGAGAGCTTTGACCGTGCCGGGGTCAGTCGGCTGTCCGGCTGAGTTTAACTCGCCGGGCTTCCAGACGAGATCGCCGATGTCCGAGCGCGCGATCCGCGCCATCTGCGCCAGCGTCTCGGCCGTCGTCATATGCTCGCGCGTCAGCAACTCTTCGGTGAGACGGTCGATCTCGGCAACTATATCTGGACGGTGCGTCCAGGCGTAGCCCTGCTGCCGCGCGTTCCTGTCTGAAGCAGCCGGGAACGTCTCTCGGTAAGCGGCGCTCGCATTGCGTCCGTTGCCGACGTAGGCGATGCAGAAGCGGCGTTCGTTCGGAGTGAGTTTGCGCGGTTTCACAGGCATAAGTATAGCTGGCGAACGGTCAGTTCGCCACCGCCCTCGATCTAGGCGGCATAGACATCGAAGCCTTTGGCTCAGCGGCCATGGCTTTACACTTGAGGCATTCGTAGAGCCCTCTGGCTACGCGCTTGTGATCGGTGATCTCGCCGCGACAAGTCGGGCTCCCGCAAACGAACACCTGCTCGCCGCCGTCGCTCTCAGCAGCCTTCGCCGCTTCCTTGGCCTCATGCCGCACTTTCGCCATCGCCAAGTGGTAGCAGACGGGCTTGCAGTACGCGGCTTTGAAGCTCTTGACGTGCGCGGCGCGGCGCAGGACCTTCTTGCCGCACCATCCGCACGGCACCGAGACGCGGGTGTCGCGGACAGCGTTTTGAGAAGATAAATTACAAGAACGTCCACAAAATAAGACCGCGCTCCTGGAAAGTTTATTCTTGTTTTGGGCGATGCTTCGCCAGAATCTGGCACCACATCCGACTCGACCGCATTCTATTTGTATGCAACATGAGCATTCGGCTGTCTTCAACACTTTGGGCCATCCGAATACTTCTACCATCCTTGGCTCTCTGTCTGGATGCTTGAGGCATTTGAGGCATTTCTGCGCCAACAAATCCCCGCACTGAGAACAGCTCCTTATCTTTTGAACGCGGAATGTTGACACGGTTGCTATCCTCCACCGCTTATATTTTTTTGTAACGTCGGCCCGTCGTTCAATCCGAATCTACCAAGAGGAACCATGACAACCGCCGAATACACGCCGAGACGCGAGAAGCACATGACGGGCAAGTCAGCGGAGCCGCCCGGCTCGGGATGCGGGCGGCTCATCGCCAATCTCATGCTCACCGGACAACGCATAGCACCATCCCTAGCAGCACACCAATCACAAGACCGACGATGCCCCATAAGAAATCCCTAGCCACTACTCGACCTCCACAGCTTTCTCCTCAACCCGGTACGTCGTCGAGGACGTGCGGGTGAGTTCGGAGACGTTGAAGAAGCCGCGCTTGCAGTACCCGACGTACCTGTCCGCAATCTGAATCTCCGGGCACAGCGCGATACCCCAAACCCTCGCCCCATCCTCCAGCGCCTTCTTTGCCTTGGCGCGGTTGGTCGTGAAGGATATTCTGGCGTCACAGGCAGGGTCTAGAGATAAATACGACGGGCCTTTTGCGGGCGTTGTTTTGATCGACGCACACATCACCGCCGCCGTCATCATCACAAACAGGTTCATGGTTTCCTCCTGCAAATCTTGCGCGTTGGCCCCGACGCGCGGCGGGTGTGGATATCAGCTCCCGCTCCCGCTCCAGCTCCTGCTCCCGCTCCTGCTCCCGCTCCCGCTCCCGCTCCCGCTCCCGCTCCTGCTCCTGCGCCAGCTCCACTTATTTTTTCGGCTTCGGATAGCCATGGCCTACCTCTTGTCTGTCTTGCCGAAGCTCTCCAGAGCGGATAACTGGACGTAAAGCTGGAAAGGCAGCGGCTGTTTGTCCTTAAATGACTTGTCGCTGAATGCCCCCGTTTCGTAGACGATGGCCGGATTCTCCAGTAGGACACAGGTGTCGTTTACGCCTGCGAGAGTGCCGGTGTAAATGTAGTTTAAGCAGAACAGCATCACGGTTTCGCCCATTAGCCCGACAAGCCCTTCGCCGTCCACTTCGGTAACGCTGACGATCTTCTTCATTTCATTTTCTCCTTTGCGTCTCAGACTTCGCCAACACGGCGTTCTCCGAGAATAAAATGAACTTCCCGTTAACGACCCCTATCGGCCAGAAACCAAGTTTCCACACCGCCCAAATAGCGGTGAATGGATTCTTTTGCGGCATCTTATCTGCGACGACTCCCCAGGCGGCGTCCCTGGCGGCGTCCCTGGCGGCGGCCCTGGCGGCGTCCCTGGCGGCGTCCCAGGCGGCGTCACTGGCGGCGTCCCTGGCGGCGTCCCTGGCGGCGGCCCTGGCGGCGTCCCTGGCGGCGGCCCAGTTCGTAACGACTTCGATTTCAAACCCCGCCTTTAATCCAAACGGGGACAATAAGGCAAAATGTGCTTCGATATTCAGCTTCGCCTGAACCGTATCCGTCCCCCTGAACCAAGGGATCGTTTTGCAATCCTCTTTGATTTCCGCGACTTTCGCATCAGCATTTTTCTGCCAATCCGGCACTATCACTTTTTCCATGATTTTTTCTCCTTACTTATTTCTCGTCTTTGACTTCGCTTCGGCGCGGATCGCTTGGTCGATGGCTCCCCCCTTCCTTCCCGCCCCGCTGAATCTCCTGACGTGACGGCGAGCGGAGGCGCGGGCGTATTCATGCGATTCAAACCATCTCCCCGATATGACACCACAGGTGCATTCCCAGCGCCATCCAATCGCCGAGGACAGTATCGTCGTGTCGTGCCTCTCTTTAGTCATGTGGGTTCTCCGGGACGGCGTGGGGCGCGAAAAAACTTACGACTGGGGATCGGCCGTCTCATCTTTCACCGCGAGCATCGCTTCGATCATCTCGACGGCCTTGGCGTAGAACTTCCGTCGAGTTTCCGGAAGACTGAATTTCGCACGGAGTTCGGCATAGACCTTGTTGTAGACCTCGCTCCATTTCGCCGAGTAGCGGGCGGCGTCGGCGGCGGCGGCGTCGGCGGCGGCGTCGGCGGCGGCGGCGTCGGCGGCGGCGTCGGCGAAGTAATACCACCGGCCGTAGATGTTCTCGCACCCTATTCGGACGGCGTTCTTCACCTCAGCGTCCTTGGCCTCGACGACGCGATGGGCTATTTCCAGGTCACGCGACTCCTCGTCTTTGTCGAGCGTCTTTTTGAAGCAGAGATTCGCCGCCGCATGGAATATGACGATGCCTTCGGGCTTCATGAATCCGGGGGCGGCATAGCTTCCATCTAAGCGCAGGCGATTGACCCAGTTCTCGGCCATGACCGTATCGAACATCCCGCTGGCGAGTACCGGAACCACGTGACAGCACTTAGGGCGCACGGCTTCATCGCCCCATCGCGAAGTATTGAATAGCGAGAACCGCTTCTCAGTTAGCCCGTAGTTGCGCTGAATCCCATGGCCCCACCACTCCCCGAAATGGGAGCCAACGCCGAGGCGCATCAATTCCTCGCGGTTCGCGTGAGCCCACTTGGCGAAACCGTAGTTGTCATCCTCAGGCGTGATCCATCTCGTCCGACTCCCGACAAGGAATTGACCGTCCTCGGTGATAGTGATGGAGGCATTGGTCCCGTCGATCTTCTCGGTGATGAAGCACTCGCGGGTAAGGCGGGCGATCTTGGCGAAAGCGGCGAACTCAGGCTTTACGATTTCCATTTAGTCTCCCTGCTTCTGTGCGGGTTGAGCGGCCCATTGCGACCCGTCGCCGTGGGCAAAGCATTTCGGATTGTCGCCCGTCTCGTCACACTGGCATGTTGCGCTCATATTTTATTCCTCTCGCCCGCTCGGATGGCGGCGTCGATCCCACGGCGCGTGAACACCTTTCCAGCGAGCCCGTAGACCGACACCTTGTTCAAGAATAAGAGAACGCGGTCCAGCCGCTCGGTGTCCGTAAACTTCGGGCGGCATCCCTGCGGTGCTTCGTAGTCCCATAGGCCGCAGTTCTGGCAAGACCTCGGTCCATCGGTGCGAACGGACCTGACTCTGAAATCGTGCTTCATTTATTCCTCTCGCCCGCTGCGCTGGGTGGGGCGACCGTCAAGAACGAAACAGGCGATATGTCGCCCAGTTCCTTTGCCCTGGGATCCGTCCTCGGTGGCGCACCATCGAACGTCACCAAGATTGCGAACCTCCGCTCCAGCCGCCAGCATCATCAGTACCCACTTGTCGATGGGGTAGACCATGACCGTTCGCTTTCCCTTCTGGCTCTCCGCGATGCACTTCCTGGCCCAGGCGGTCGGCCCCTTCTTTTTCCCGTCAACCATGACTGATCCAAACGGGGGATTGACATAAGAGCTTTGCCCCCATTCCTTGTTGGGCGCGAGGTTGTTTATCGTCTCACCCTTCGGATACGGGCAAGCATCGAAGTCGAACGCGAACTCGTCCTGCAACTTCTCCATCAGGTCGGGCGGCGTGAGCCAGTAGTGCTTGCCGTCCGGTGCGCCTTTGTGGAACTTGTTGTCTTTCGGGTCCATGAATCCTCTCAGTGAAAACGACGGCACGCGCATCTTCCGACTTGCCCATTGAACCCATGAAGGCGAGCGTGGCTTTTCCGCCAGCATCCGCACTTGCACCGCCTGTTCTTCACGCCCCCTTCCCCCTGGTCGTAGAGCGGCGTTTCTTGGGCGTAAACGCAGGGCACGGCTTCCCGTCGTGGCATCCGCACCCGCCACATGAGGCGCAGACCCATCCGCAACCGGGGTTATACTTCGGGCACTTGCTCATTTCGGTTCTCCCTGCTTCTGTGCGGGTTGAGCGGCGAGGTAGTAGTGTCGTGCGGCAATATATCCGAGGGAGAGCCCCAGCACGAAGAACATCGTCGCGACGGTGTAGAGTGCGCGGGCTATCTGCCTGTCGTCCTCGTCAGTAATCACGGTTTCTCCGGTGCGGGTTGGGTGAGGGCGGCGGCAATCGAGAGCCCGTAATCCATGATCCACTTCGGAACGTCCGACCCATCAAGGCCGTCCTCGCTTGTAACGGCGGCAAGGACTAGGCAAGCGGCCTCGTGGACCTTCCCCCTCATCGCCTCCAATTCCTGAGACTGGCGGCGGAGTTCGGAGCGCAAGCCGTCGATCAGCATGGCCGTCTCGGTGTCGGTCATCGGTCCTCCCGAGCTTCCGCCCTCGCTTCGGCTCGGTCGGCTTTTATTTCCTCGGGGCTTGGACAGTCGCACTCGGTCACCGCGGCCGGCGTCTTGGATGGGCCGCGGAATCCTTTAACCCACTCCATCCGGCGCAGCACGTTGCACAGCCGCCATCCCCAGGTCGCCCAGAATCCGATTCCGTAGCAGGCCCAGGTTCCGTAAATCCAGCAGACGCACTCCTCCATAAGCTCCTCGCACTCGCCGCATTCCGTCGGCTCCTGCATGGAGGCGCAGGAGTCGGGGCAACCCGGCGGAAACGCGCGGTCGAAGTCGGCCTCGCTCACGTTGTCGGGCATCCGGCCGTCGCGGCTCACGGTTTCTGTCCCGACACCGCGGCGCGGGGAGTCTTTAGCATCCACGGCGGTTCCGCGACCATCCCAATCCTGATAAGCCGCTCTATCTGCGCCTTAATCGTCCGCCCCTCGCGCTTGGCGATGGGCCGAACGGCGTCGATGATCTTCTTTTCCAGACGGATCGGGTAGCTTGTAACGGTTGACATTATATCTCCTTGATGTGATAGTGTAGTGGATTTATAGCGATGCGTCAACTCAGCTTCGGGAATTTCACCATCACAAACGGCGGTCCATTAAATTTATACGGGTACGGCTCGTAATGCTCGTCTACAATAAATATCGATCCGTCAACCATGCGTTTGTAAATCACAGTGGCCATTCCCTCTGGACCGCAATCGATAGCGCGAAATATCTGCGCCTTTTTAATCAGCTTCTTGCGCTGACGACTGTTCATCGCTCCCACCCCATTTCCCTCAACAGCTTCGCCTCCACCGCATCCGCCAGCCGCGCGCGAATCTCGTCGATGCGGTTGCTCATGGTAGAAGCCCCCATGCCGCGACCCCAATTAAAAGGGCTAACACAAAAACCCGTATCGGTTTTTTGTCGCCGTTC